AAAAACCCAAAGAATATAGCAAAGCTCAAGTAAGAGTAGAAGCTCAAGAACGGTTTTTAAGTTATAGATGATTCCCATCACTATAACTCTTAAACTTAACCAGTTCATGGTTAAGATTCGTTTCTGAGCAGTTGTGTTAGAGCTGTAGTTCCTGCAAAGCCTGATGCTGTCCAGCCGCCGTCGGTAATCAAATCGACGAGGTAACCGCACAGATCAAGGATCTCTGTAGAAGAAAATACAGTCGACTGCGGAACAGCCATTGTGAAATTCACAATGGCAGTTCGAGCAATGCCATTTGAATCGAGTTCAGTTCGAGAGAGCTGAACAAGATGCCGATCGACAGCGTTTTGTCCAACACCAGACTTCGAATGCTTGATAACAAGCGTTTGAGGTGTGGCAAGCGACGAAGCAGTGTCGATACGGCGGGCACCAGAAGTATCTCGTCCTTGAAGGGCGAAAGTAGCTTCTGTACCCGTGGCATTATCTAACGTAAGGGTGTCTGACAAAGACATTCTTGACTCCTCTTTGTTGAGCTGCTTAGCCAAGTTGATGAAGCATGGCAAGCAGTAATGACAGCTGAGACGTTGAGAGTTCGTCTGGGTTCAGCAGTTCCCAGGCGAAAGAAAGTCCAACATTTCTTTCGTATATTTGTTGTCGCACTTCATACGTAGCGAACTTAACAGTATCGCTAGGTGAACGATATTGCGACGTTTGGAAAACTTCATAGACAATATCATACGTAAAGCTGTATGTCATATTATTGACATTCCAGCCCACCGCAGGATTGAGTCTAGTGAGGTGATCCAAATGCTGAGAGATATTGAAAAACCAATCCACAAGAAAGCTCAAAGGAATTGTATTCCAAAAAGCTTTCACAGGATTGTTCAATCCCAAAGCACCAAATAGCGTCCTCATAAAGCCTACTAAATCGTGAACATAATCCAACACCTGGTAAATCCAGCATGTTGATCGAAAGATTATATTCGCGCTTTTAAGGCTAAAGCCAGTAGTGTACAAGTCGTACAATCCAAAATGTACCTTCCAATGTATATCCCTATCAAGGATATAATCGGAATTAACATGTCTGGAGAATCCGAGTCTTGTAGGAACTCCATATGTTCTATGGAAATACTCCATACGAGCAATAGTGCTCTTAAAGAGCGTTCCTAGGGTACCTAAGTCAGCTAGGAGGTTGTCCCAACCAAACTTTTTGTTTAGATACCCACCACTAATGGTTTTCGTGATAGATTCACCAAGTTGAGGGAGTAAATCCTTCAACTGAGTGAATCCCTGTACAAACTCTCCGAAAGAGAGAGATTGCGGGAATACATCTGAAAAGTAATTAAATGCTTGTTCAGTGTAGTTATCACGAACACTTGTGGGGACACGAAGACCAAGATTCGTTAATATGTCAGGCTCATAACCACTGATGTCGTTAAAAAACAACACCGGTAAGATGCTTCGCTGCCCACTCTCAAAATGGACAGAACCAGTATCTGTGGAAAAATCCTGCATATATCCGACGTGCGAGTAGTCAGTTGTTATTTGATAACAATTGCCAGAAGGAAACCTTCCCTTACGCCAATACGGATCTCTATGACCAATTGTCTCATCTGCTATAAAGCAAACTGACGGATAGGACGTAGAAGGCCCGCGATAGGTGTAATGCACGCCGTCGGAACCCAGCCCATAATAATCGGCGAACTCAATATTGAGATCGTCATAATTATGACGGACTCGGTCAAACGGATCGGTCAAATGTAGACCTCCTTTGCCGCACAAGTAATCAACTTGTACCGCATAAAAGGAAGAC